TGTGCGTTCAATTGCAACAAAAATAAATCTTGCGGGTTTTTGATAGACCAGCTCAGCAGCATGTGAATACCACGCCGCTTGAAAGTCATAGCCAAGATCTACGAACTTGGATTGGAACTTAGCCGTCGAGATCGAGTCAGTGGTCTTTAGGTCTAGTACCAAGACTTCATTTTCCATCGGAATGACACGGTCAAGCCTTGCTTTGCAAGGGATATCATTCTCTGTCCAATAGATGGACACCTCATTGAACTTGCGGTAGTCCTCCTGCTCAGGATTGAACCATTCCAAG